AAGGATAATCGTAAAGAGAAACGTAAACCTTTAATATTAGGGGCAATTAGAAAATGGTTAATTGATGAGTATGACGCAATCATTTATCCAAACTTAGAAGCAGATGATGTTCTAGGTATTCTAGCTACACAACCACAAAAGAAAGAAGAACGTATTATCTGTTCACTTGATAAAGACCTTAGACAAATTCCAGGTAAACTTTCTCAAGACGGTAGAACAATACAAAAACTTTCTAAAAGAGATTGTGACCACTGGCATTTAATACAAACATTGACTGGAGATTCTGTTGACAATTTTTCTGGCTGTCCAAAAATCGGAAAAGTTACAGCACAAAAAATACTTAAAGATAAAAAGTTACCACTTAAAGAACAGTGGGAACTAGTTGTCAAAGCATATGCCAAAGAAGGCTTACTAGAACATGACGCTTTTCAACAAGCTCAAGTTGCTAGAATTTTAAGACACGGTGAATACAACAAAAAGACTGGTGAGGTGACTAGATGGCAGATTTAATTAAAGAACCACCTCACTACACGCAACATAAGATTGAACCAATTGATTTTATAATTGCTAACAATTTAGATTTTTGTACTGGCAACGTAATTAAATATTTATTGAGACACAAAAAGAAAAACGGTGTTCAAGATTTATTGAAAGCTAAACAGTACATAGATTTTATTATTAATAAACAACTCAAGAATAAGGAATAGGAAACAACATGGATTATAGTAAGGACTCATTATTATCAGACGCAGGTTTGAGAATATTAAAAGATAGATATTTAACAGAGGAAGAGCAAAGTCCTCAAGAAGCATTCTATAGAGTATCTAAAATATTTTCAGATGATTCTGCTATGGCTGATAGAATATATTCTTACGCTTCTAATCTATGGTTTATGTTTTCTACTCCTATTCTGACTAATGGAGGAACTAAAAGAGGAATGCCTATTTCGTGCTTCCTTAATTATGTTCCAGACAGTCGAGTTGGATTGACAGAACACTACACAGAGAACGCTTGGTTAGCTACAGTGGGTGGAGGAATCGGTGGACATTGGGGACACATAAGAAGTGACGGAACATCAACTTCTGGTGGCTCAATATCTACTGGCTCAATTCCATTCATGCACATTGTTGACTCAGAAATGTTGGCGTTCTCTCAAGGTAAAACAAGAAGAGGAAGTTATGCAGCATATCAAGATATATCCCATCCAGAAATTGAAGAGTTTATCGAAATGCGTAAACCTAGTGGTGGGGACGTTCATCGTAAATGTCTCAACCTTCATCATGGTATTAATGTTACTGATAAATTTATGTCTGTTATTGACAATTGCACTACTGACCCTAGTGCCGATGATACTTGGGAACTTATTGACCCACATACAAAACGAGTGGTTAGAAAAGTCTCTGCTAAAAAATTATGGCAAAAAATTCTTGAGACTAGAGTGGCGACTGGTGAACCTTACGTCTGTTTCATTGACACAGTCCAAAAGTCTTTGCCGGAGTCTCAGAAGAAAATTGGATTAAAAGTACATCACTCAAATTTATGTAGTGAAATTACATTACCAACAAACGAAGAACGAACAGCCGTGTGTTGTTTGTCTTCACTTAACTTAGAAAAATATGATGAATGGAAAGAAGACAATAATTTCATACCTGACGTGGTTAGGTTTCTCGATAATGTCTTGGAGTATTTTATTAATAACGCTAGTGATAGTTTACACCGTGCTAAGTATTCTGCTATGCGTGAACGTAGTATTGGATTGGGGACAATGGGTTTCCATTCGTATCTCCAAAGTAAAAACATACCTTTCGCAAGTGCTTTAGCTAAAGGACAAAACTTATCTATATTTAGAAACATAAAAAAACAAGCACTAGAAACTTCACGTAGACTCGCTGAAGAAAGAGGTGAAGCACCAGACATGGAAGGCACTGGTTTACGTAATGCACATTTATTGGCAATCGCACCAAACGCAAGTAGCAGTATTATTTGTGGTAGCACTAGTCCTTCCATCGAACCAGTAAGAGCAAATGTTTATAGTCAGAAAACTATGAGTGGTACTTTTTTAATGAAAAATAAATACTTAGAAAAACTACTTAAAGAAAAAGATATAGACAATGAAGAGACATGGAAAAGTATTGTATCTAAAAGAGGTTCGGTAAGACATTTAAAAGAATTATCTGATTGGGAAAAAGATGTATTTGCTACAGCTATTGAAATAGACCAAAGATGGATTGTTGACTTGGCTGCTGACAGACAAGAATTTATTTGTCAGTCTCAAAGCTTAAACATTTTTGTACCTGCGGATGTTAACATTAAAGATTTACATATGCTTCATCTTTCAGCATGGAAGAAAAAATTAAAGACTCTTTATTACTGTCGTTCAGAAGCAATTAAAAGAGCAGAAATAATTTCAACTAAGATAGAAAGGAAAGTTAGACCAGACGCAGAAGAGTGTCTAGCTTGTGAAGCTTAATGGCAAAGAAGAAAAATAATTTATTATCAAATGACGTAGCACATGAGACTAGGTCTAAATATAAAAAGACTAGCATTGGTGGAAGACCAAGCACAAGTATGATGAATAAAAAGAAAAGACAAGGAAGGAATAGAAAGCAATTGAAAAATAGAGGACAAGGAAAATGACAGACAGCAGTATATTTGACAACTTCAACAAACCAAAAAAGAAATGTTGTGGGTGTCATAAAAAGAAAGACAAACAAAGTGTACTCTGGACAGTTTACCATACGGTTTTAGCTGTAGAGTTAGCAATAATTATTTTAATAGAAGGGATAGAACTACTAGGATGAGTTTATTAAAAGCAAGGGAATATTACAAACCGTTTCAATATCCGTGGGCTTTCGAAGCTTACGACCAACAACAAAAAATGCATTGGTTACCAAGTGAAGTTTCACTAGCAGAAGATGTACGAGATTGGAATGAAAGATTAAGCACTAAGGAAAAGAATTTAATAACACAAATATTAAAGTTCTTTACGCAAGGTGATGTCGACATTGCTCAAGCGTACCTTGATAATTATATTCCTAAATTTAAACCACCAGAAATTAGAATGATGTTATCTTCTATTGCAACAAGTGAAGCTAATCACGCACATTCATATTCATTATTAAATGACACAATTGGTTTACCAGACACAGAGTACAAAGCATTTCAAGAATACAAAGCTATGTCAGACAAACATGATTATCTTTTTAGAAGTAAAGGTGAAGGTGTTGAAGGTATGGCTAGAGAACTTGCAACGTTCTCAGCATTCGGAGAAGGATTGCAGCTCTTTGCTTCTTTTGTAATGTTATTAAACTTTCAAAGATTTGGTAAAATGAAAGGTATGTGTCAGATAGTTACCTGGTCCATAAGAGATGAAAGTCATCACGTTGATAACATGATAAAATTATTTCATGCTTTAATAGATGAGAACAAACATATTTGGAATGATGAATTTAAGAAAACTTTATACGATGTTGCAAGAGACATGGTATCATTAGAAGATAAATTTATAGACTTAGCCTTTGAACAAGGTGGTGTAGAAGGTATTGAGCCAAACCAAATTAAACAATACATACGACATATAGCTGACAGAAGACTATTACAATTAGGATTAAAACCTAATTTTGCTGTCAAAGATAACCCATTGCCTTGGCTTGATTGGGTTTTAAATGGCGTAGAACATACAAATTTCTTTGAAAATCGTGCTACTGAATACACAAAAGGAAGTATGACAGGAGATTTGTGGGGCTAATAGTACCCATATTAGAAGGAAAAAGATATGAACCCATTAGACGACATTCAATTACCTTACACGGTGGAAGAACTTGTTAAAACTTTAGACAAAGTATTTCCAGAAAAAAGTGCTGACTTAAAAGACAGTGAGAGAACTGTTTGGTTTAAGGCAGGACAAAGAAGTGTAGTCAATTGGTTAATTGAATTAAAGAAACGTAACGAAGAAAATTTATTAGGATAGGAGATAACTATGTGTTTTTCATCAACAAAACAAGCACCTGTAGTTACAAGACCTGACCCTAATATTAAATATGTCGATGGGAATATTATGAATCCAAAAGACAATCCACCAGAGATAGATAAAACTCCGGTGAAGAAACCAGAAAAGAAAAGTAGTGTATCACAATCTTCGGATGTGACTACATCACAATCTAGTGATTTAACAATACCAACTTATTAAAGGAAGGAAATAACTATGTGTGTAGGAGGAAGTAGAAACCCACCAGTACAAGAAACTGTTACGCCAGTAAGACAAGCCGTTTCATCAGGCGATGAATTAGCACCTACTATCGAACTAGCTTCTGAAGACGCTATGGAAATAGCAAAGAAGAAGAAATCGAAAAAAGGAACAATAGGTATGCAAACGGATTTAAACATCCCTGGTAGTTCGCAAACAATTATATAGGTAATTTACAATGGCAGATAATTTACATAACACGGCAGAAAGCCGATACAATTCTCTGTCTGAACAAAGAGAACACTTTTTAAATCGTGGAAGACAGTGTTCTGAATTGACGATACCTACTCTAATTCCTGAAAATTCACATACCCCTTCACAAGATTTTTATAGCCCCTTCCAATCAGTTGGAAGTAGAGGTGTCAATAACTTAGCTAGTAAACTCTTACTATTATTACTTCCCCCCAATCAACCATTTTTTAGATTAGCGATACAAGGCAAAGCTAAAGAGCAAGTACAAGAACAACCAGAACTTAAAACGTTAATTGAAAAATCATTAGCAAAAATTGAACGGGACGTTATGGGTAAGATTGAGTCACTTGCAATAAGAGTTCCAATATTTGAAGCTATCAAACATCTAATTGTTGGTGGAAATGTTTTATGTCATATGCCTAAAGAAGGAAGTATGAGAGTATTTCCCCTTAATCAATATGTATGTAAAAGAGACGGTGAAGGAAACTTATTAGAAATAGTTGTAAAAGAAACTGTATCAGTCTTAGGACTAGATGAAGAAGTTAGAGAACAAGTATTACAAATGATGAGCAAAGAAGATGCAAAAGCTGAAACTCATTGTGACTTGTATACACATATTTACAAACTAGGTGATAAGAAATTTTATGTATGCCAAGAAGTTAAAGGAATTAAAATACCTTCATCTGTTGGTGAACACAACGCAGACCAACTTCCATGGTTAGCATTAAGAATGGTACGTGTAGATTCTGAAAGCTATGGAAGAAGTTACGTTGAAGAATTTATCGGTGACTTGAAGAGCCTTGAGGGATTATCTCAAGCGCTTGTAGAAAGTGCCGCTGCGTCAGCTAAAATGGTTTTCTTAGTAAAACCTAATTCTACTACAAAGAAAATGGACATTGCAAAATCTAGAAACGGTGACATTATTTCTGGAAGTAGAGACGATGTATCAGTATTACAAGCAGAGAAATTTTATGATTTACAAACAGTAGAGAAATCAATTGGTAGACTTGAAGAAAGACTAGCATACGCTTTCCTACTTAACACAGCAATTCAACGTCAAGCAGAAAGAGTTACGGCTCAAGAAATTAGATATATGGCTAATGAACTTGAGACTGCTATGGGTGGAATTTATTCTTTATTATCACAAGAATTACAATTACCTTTAGTCGCTCTTCTTATGACAAGAATGGGAAGTAAAAACGAAATACCAAAACTTCCAAAAGGTTCTGTAAGACCAACTATTATAACTGGTGTTGAAGCACTAGGTAGAGGGAATGACTTACAGAAACTAAGAGAGTTTGTAGGTGAAATAGGACAGTTAGCACAAATGAATCCTCAAGCAGTTCAATTATTAAACATAGGTGATTTAATTGAAAGATTAGCAACAGGTCATGGAATTGAAACTGAGAACTTAATTAAGTCTCCTGAACAACTACAAGCAGAACAAGAACAACAAATGCAAATGCAGCAACAACAACAAATGATGGACACAGCACAAGCTGTTGCACCTAAAGTTGCTGACAACGTTACAAAACCTCAAGGATAATAAACAATGGTAGAAAAAGTAGAAATAAAAGAAGCTGAAACAACTTCTGATAAACCAATAGATACTGCTCAAGATAAAACTTTTGAAAATGAAAGTAGACCTGAGTGGTTACCAGAAAAATTTAAGAACGCTGAAGACATGGCTAAAGCCTATGGCGAACTTGAAAACAAATTAGGACAGTCTCAAGATAATAATAATAAAGACTCAGAACCTAACAAAGAAGAGACTAAAAAAGATGACGCTGACTTGTCAATTGATAAAGCAGAAAAAGCTGTAGAAAATGCAGGGTTAGATATGTCTTCTCTTCAACAAGAATATAATGACGGTGGGCAATTAGCTGATAAATCTTATGACGCTTTAGAAAAAGCAGGAATACCTAGAGATTACGTAGACGCTTTTATTAAAGGTCAAGAAGCTATTGCTCAACAAACTTCTAATACACTTAAACAAGAAGTAGGTGGCGCAGAGTCTTATAATAATATGATGACTTGGGCTTCAGACAATTTAAGTGAAGCAGAAATAAACGCTTATAACACAACAGTAAATGGTAAAGACATTGAAGCAACTAAATTAGCAATTGCAGGATTGAATGCTAGATTTAAAAATGCTGAAGGTGTTGAACCTAATTTACAAACTGGGAACAGACCAAGTACAAGTAATGCACCTGGTTATCGTTCTTGGGCTGAAGTTACAGCAGCAATGTCTGACGCAAGATATACTTCAGACAATGCTTACAGAGCAGACGTACAAGCTAAATTAAAGAACAGTGAACTGTAATGTTACTAGCTTTAAAAAAATTGTATGAAGCTCGTATAGCTGAACACTCATCTATTATAGATATTTATTTACAGAAGCCAGTAGGTATTGGTGAACATGATGATTTATTAAAAGTATTAGATGAGCGTTTTCAAAAACTAACTTGCGCAAAAGATAATTTAGAAAAATTGGAGAAAATAATAAATGGCGTACAAACCAAAACCGAAACCAAAACCGAAACCAAAACCAAAAAATAAGAGGTATTAACATGGCAAAAAACGGACTCTATGCAAACATTCACAAAAAACGTGCTAGAATCAAAGCAGGTTCAGGTGAGAAAATGCGAACAGCAGGTACAAAAGGCAGACCTACAGCAGCACAATTTAAACGAGCTGCGAAAACTGCTAAATCATAGTTGTGTTACCTATTTAGGTAGCAACTGCTAACACAAAGTTAAAGTCCATTAACTTGACCGTTCTGAGGAACGACAATCTTGTGAAACATACTTGAAATTTGTGAAAGCTTTTTAAACAATAACAATAGAAAAAGGAGACAATTATGTCAAACGCAAATCCGGCTTCCATTGGACGAGTAAACGCTTCTGGTTCAGAAGACGCATTGTTTTTAAAAGTTTTTGCCGGTGAAGTTATTACTTCATTCGACAGAGCGAGTAAAACACAAGGCGCTGATTCAGTAAGAAGTATCAGTAATGGTAAATCTGCAACGTTCCCTGTAATGGGTAGAACTACTGCGGCTTACCACACACCTGGTGCAGAAATACTTGGTTCTGATGTGAACCACAACGAAAAGGTTATTACAATTAATGACCTTTTAATTTCTTCAGCTTTTCTTTCAAACATTGAAGAAGCTAAGAATCACTGGGATGTACGAAGCTCGTACAGCACAGAAATTGGAAGAGCATTAGCTTTCCAAAAAGATAAACACGTTCTACAAACAATCGGTCAAGCAGCTCTAACGACTACTGCTAATGTTACTGGTGGAGATGCAGGTACAGTATTACTAAATACTGGTATCGCTTCTGCAACTGCGGCAACGTCTGCAAACGCAATGATAGATTCATTGTTCGATGCAGCGAAAACGTTAGACAATAAATATGTACCGGCTGACGGTAGAGTTTGTTTCTTAAAACCTGAAATGTACTACAAATTAGCAAACGCTACAAACGCAGTCAATGTTGACTTCAGTGGTGGTGCTAACGGTGGTGTAGCTTCAGGAAGGGTATTACAAATTGCAGGTATCAGATTAATTGCTGTTCCTCACTTTGTTGCTTCAAACGTAAACTCAGGTGTTGACCAAGGTTCAGCTACTCAAGGTGGTTCAAACCCACAAGCTGTAAACTTGACTAACTTCGAAGGTTTAGTTTGTCACCCATCAGCAGTTGGAACTGTTAAGTTAATGGATTTAGCTACTGAAATGGAATACGACATTAGAAGACAAGGTACTTTAATGGTTGCTAAATACGCTATGGGACATGGTGTATTAAGACCAGAAAGTGCAGTAGGAATTAAAGACGCTTAATATTCATTAGGCTTATTTATACTATATAGGAGTAGGGGATGAGGGAGACTGACTCCCCTACTTTAATTTAAAAAAGGAAAATCATGACAACACAAATTACACCGACAACGGAACTTATTGCAATTAATACTATGCTAAGTTTTATAGGGGAAGCCCCAGTCAGTTCTATTACAGGAAATATTGGAACAGACGTAGCTGTCGCTAAGAATATTTTAGATGAAACTTCTATGAGTGTTCAGTCACAAGGATGGTTTTTTAATAGAGAATTTGAAGTTACACAAGCAAGGGACTCAGACAATAAAGTTCCTCTAGACTCTAACTGTGTACAAGCAGAAGCGTCTAGACCTTATCAATATTTATATCAATACACTATTCGTAACGGTTTTTTATATGACTTAAAAAATCATACAGATGTATTTACCCAAGACCCACAAATAGACAAAGTTTTAGTACAACAATTTGAACATCTTCCAGAATATGCAAGAAGATATATTGTAGTTAAAGCGTCAAGACGTTTCGCAGCTCGATATATTGGTGCAAGTGAATTAGTTAAACTAGCAAACATAGATGAACAAGAAGCCCACGTACAGTTTGAACAAGCTGACTCAAGAGCAATGGACGCTAATATTCTTAAAGATGAATACAATATGAATTATATTACTAACCGTGGCAATAAACGTTCATCAAGGAGTTAGACAATGGCAGTTATATCGCAGTCAATTCCAAATCTTATTAATGGTATTAGTCAGCAGAATGCAGTTCAAAGAAATGTATCTCAAGCTGAGAACCAAGTAAACTTTCAGTCAAACATTATAGACGGATTATCTAAAAGAGCAGGAACTCAGTTTGTTGCTAACTTAATATCTAACCAAGCAATACCAAATAATTGCGCAGTACAATGGATTAATAGAGATAGTAGTAATCAGTATGTTGCTATATTTTACAATCAAGGTGTTAAAGTTTTTGATTTAGCAGGTGTTGAAAAAACTGTTTCTACTCCCAATGGTACTTCTTACTTAACTTCAACAAATCCTTTAGAAGATTTTAAATTTACAAACATTGCTGACTATTCATTTGTATCTAACGCACAAAAAACTGTAGCAGAAAATTCTTCTACAACAGCAGCAAAGGTACAAGAAGCTTTAGTTTATGTTAAAAGTTCACAATACGGTAGACAGTATAGTGTTACTTTAAATCATTCAACTTGGTCATACCCAATAGAAGTATTATTTCAAATGCCTACTGGTAATGACGCTTCAACAGATGGTAAATTTAGAGATACAGAAAAGATTGCACATATATTATTATATGGAACTGCGTCTTCACACTGGTCTAGTAGTGCAGACGGAATTGGATTTAAAACAATTAGAACTGATACTGGCGCAACACTAAGTACGTCACAAGGATTAGCAAACTATTCTGGAATTACAGGAACGTTTACTAGCACACAATACGGTAACACTATTTATCTTACAGCTAGTAGTGGGACTTTTGGAATTGAAACTACAGACGGTTTTGGTAACCAAGCTATGTATGCAATAAAAGACGCTATACAAGATTTTACAGATTTACCTTACTACGCAAAACCAAATATGATTATTCAAATTACTGGTGAAGAAGGTGACACACTTTCAGATTATTATGTAAAATTTATATCTAACGGTGTTTGGAAAGAAACTGTAGGACCAGGAGTAAAACTTGGTTTAGACAATTCTACAATGCCACACGCATTAGTTAATAACAACAACGGTACATTTACTTTTGCACAACAAACTTACACTGACAGAGTAGCAGGTGATGAAACAACTAATCCTGCACCAAGTTTTGTTGGACAAAAAATACAAAACTTAACTTTCTTTCAAAATAGATTTGGAATTATTTCTGGACAAAATTTAATTATGACAGAAAACGGTGAGTATTATAATTTCTATGCAACAACAGGAACAGATGTATTAGATACTGACCCTATTGATATTGCAGCTAGTGGTACTACTGTAAACAAACTTTATAACTCTATAGATTTTAACGAACAACTTTTATTATTCTCAGCAGAGTCACAATACATACTAGAATCTTCTGGTGATAGTATTACACCAACTACAGCCGTACTTTCTAAAACAAGTACGTTTGCACATGACACTAAAGTTGAACCTAAAGCGGCAGGTAAATTTGTTTACTTTGCACAAAACAGAAATGATAAAACTGCAATTACAGAATACTTTGCAGATGATGATACATTAACAAATGATGGTTTAGATATTACAATTGGAGTTAACACATTAATTCCTAACAACGCATACAAAATTGTTTCAAACAACATTGAAGATACAATGGTTGTATTATGTCACGACACGTTAGACTCTACTAACACAGCACCATATACAGCAAGTTCAGACGTTACAGCTACAAATGCAAACACAATGTTTGTTTATAAATATTTTTGGGATGCTGATAAAAAAGTACAATCAGCCTGGTCCAAATTTACATTTAGTAATATGCAAATAATTTCAGCAGAAGCTTACGATAGTTTTATTTACATATTAGCAAATGAAAACAGAAATTTAAAATTATTAAAAATAGATTTAAGAAATCCTAATTTTAATTCTTTAAACTTTCCAATTAATGTTGATATGCAAACAGCAATATTAACTGGAAGTTACAGCAGCACAACAAATAAAACTACATTTACAATTCCGTATGAACACAACCAAACATTAATGGCTATAGACGCAACTAATGGTGCTGACTTAACAATTGATAGTCAAAGTGGAACTACAGTTATAGTTCAAGGTAATCATACATCTTGTATTTTTGGTACTGCTTTTGAATCTTTATATGAGTTTTCTAAACCATATGTAAGAGAACAAGGCTCTACTGGTGCTGTAGCAATAACTTCTGGAAGATACCAAATTAGAACTTTAAATGTTGACTTTCAAGATAGTGGATTTTTTAAAGCAACAGTTTTACCAGAAGGTAGAAGTTTAACTAGTTATGAAATGACAGGAAATGTTATTAACTCAGCTTCATCAGTAGTTGGAGTTCCTAACATTGCAAGTGGTACATTTACTATTCCAATACAAAGTAAAAACACAGGATTTGTGTGTAAGTTAATTTCAAGTTCACACTTACCTTGTCACTTTATATCAGCAGAAATTGAAGGATTTTATCATAGAAGAAATAGAAGGATGTAATATGGAAAAATGCGTAAGAGAAGCAGTCATTAATGATTGTATCGACTTAGCACCAAAAATGCGTTTAGCAGATAGACGTGAGATTAAAGCTTCGGACAACCTAAGTCCATTAAAGGCATTAGTTCTTCCCTTTACTTATGAAGGCGCAAGAAACTACTCAATCTTAGGAACAAAAGAAGAAGGTGTTATTGGTATGTTTGGGTCAACCCCATGTGCCTATGAAAAAGATTATGGTGTAGCTTGGATGTTATCAAGCGACCAATTAAGAAACCATGTAAGACAATTTTTAAAAGAATGTCCTCATTGGGTAAACGAAATGGGTAAAGGTTATAAGTATCTTTACAATTTTGTAGATGAACGGAATTGGGAAACTTTAAAGTGGTTACAGTTTTTAGGATTTGAACCAAAGAAAAAGTTACCCTACGGACATGAAAAATTAAATTTTATATTAGTAATGAAGGAGTTAAAATAATATGTGTACAGCAGAAGCGCAATTTGCTTTAAATGTGGTTAGTTCAGTAGCCGACCATAACGCTAAAAAAGATGCTGCATATAGAACTTCTGTTTCAAACTTTCATGCTAAAAATGCCGCGAGTGCGGCTTTGTTTGATGACTACGGACAAATAGATAACAATAAAATTAACGCAGCAAAAGAAAAGTCAGCAGAAAAACACGCAATCAAAATTGAAAAGATTGCAGAAATGTCAAAACAATTGGCACTTAATGTTGGTAACGCTACAGCAATTTATAAAGACGTAGGAACAGACACAGACAAAGACTTTATGGATGTTAACATGGCGTTTACTAAAGACATGATTTCATTTAACAGACAAGAAAACGAAGCTTATGCTTCATACGCAAATACAATTAACAATCTTCCAGTACCAGTAATGCCAAGTGATATGGCATTAGCAATTAACATTGCTGGTGGCGCAACTGAATATGGAAGTAACCCAGATAGAAAATATTTTAAATCAGACTCAGGAGTTAAAGTAGGAGACGCACCATAATGGCATACGAATCACAATACAAACCAGTATATTATCAAAGAACTTCAACAGGTAGACCTAGAGAAGCTAAAGATAGTGAACTAAATCAAATTTCAAATTCGCTAAAAAACTTTAATAAATCTTTTGCCAAGTTTACTGACAATTATAAAACAGAACAACAAAACGAAGCACAAGATGTTTTTGATAATTTAAAAGCACAAGGTATTACAGACCCAGATGAAATCAAAAAGTTAATTGATAACAATGACCCTAGAGTTGCTAACTTAAAAGGTTACTACACTCAAGCCGTTGTAAATTCTAATTTTGGTTTATCACACGCTATTGAAGATTTTAACTTAGTTCAAACTAAAGTTAACAACATAACTGGTGGTGATGAAAAAGGTGACGCTATGGCTAATCTAAATATAGATAGCTTATTTCAATCAGTTAATGAAAATAATGAGCCTACAGGTAATCCTATAAGAGATTTAAGTACACAAGATAAATCTTACACTAGAGCATACACTGACTCTATGAACCAAATGAGATTGCAATTAGAAGAAAAACAATCAATAGCAAAAGGTTTACAACTTAACAGACAAACTAATGCTTCAGCTTTTCAAATTATTGCTAAATCTTGGGAACAAGGTGGTGCATGGTCTGAAGAAAAAGCTGTAGGACCAGGTGGCTCAGAAAAAGAAACAATCTTTCATTCATCAAGTAGAGTACAAGATTTAGAAAAGTTAAGAACAGATAAAGTTGTTAATGAAAAATTTATAAATAAAGATGAATGGAACAAACAAGTATTAAATTATTTTGAACAAGTCGTTGACTTACAAGACACTGGTTTAATTACTGACCCTGGAATGTTAGACGACATTGTTACTTATCTTACAATGAAAAGAGGAAGTAAAAAAGATTTACCTTCTTATTTAAGAACACCTAAAACACAAGAACAAGCTACAAAAATTATTGACAATATTAAAGGTAAAGTCGCAGGCTCAAGTAAAATGGCTATTGCTATGGATTTAATTAGTAAAGGTCATGCTTATAAAAAAGATGAAGTTACCTATGTAAATAAAAGTGGTGAAGTAAAAGTTGGATTAAGTGATGAAGACATGGCTGACGCAATTGTTCTTTGGTCTACACAATATGCTAGACCTTTAATTAATCAACAAGTTGCAGACGGTGATGTTCCTAAAGAATACGCAGAAATGGGTTTATTTCAGCTTACATCAAAAATGTTAGACTCAAACGGTTTAACACATCCTACATGGAAAAATGAATTATCAATGGGATTTACTTCTCTTAATGTAATTAAAGTAGCAGGTAATGCAGATACACTAGACCCAGATGGAATTAATATTTTTGAAAGAGGATTAGAACGTTTTAGAAAACTTAATTTAAACTACGGTGGAAAAATTCCAGGTAAATATTTATCAACAGAAGAAGCTTCATTTTATACAGCAGTAGATAATCTTATGCGTAATACTAACATGGGTAAAGAAGCTGCGATTATGAAAGCTTATGAAGCTACAACAAATCCTGCATTTAATCATGCAGACAAAGCTTTAGATAAAGCAAAAATTACAGAAAGCATAACTGATAGTTTCAATGGATGGTTTGATGAAATGACATTAGACAGTCCTTTTAGTGGTCTTTATTTTATTAATGCTGAAGATGAATCAGAGTTTTTAGTAGCTGAAAATAGAAGGTTTAGATGGGAAGATGTTAACATGAGTATGCTACAGCAAAGAGCCATTATGACTGCCATGACAATGTACAAGTCTGGTTCAATGAAATTAGAAGACGCAGTTAAATATGGAATTGAAGAAGTTGTTTCTAGACATACTTTAATTGATGGAGTTATGGTTAACAATTCATCTTTTCCAAATGTTTCACGTCAAACATTTACAGAAAACAGTAGATATGTTGCTAAACAATTCGCAAAAGTTTGGATGGATAAATACAAAGATGAAGGAAGACTTGATAGTTTCTTTGAAGAAGGTGCATTTAATCCGTTTAAAGCAAATGAATCTGGACAATTAAAACACTACGCTAAAGATTTAGTTATGAGACCATTTAAAAGTGGGTTCTTTGTCTTAACAGAAAAAGACAATGGTTTACCTGTAACTACACCAGATGGAGACTTTGTAGTGTTAAGTACAAAAGATTTTATTATGGATGATGGTAAGTTAGCTGAGTCCAAATTGAATAAAAAAGATTTAAACATTATTTTAAAGAACTCTGAAATGATGAAAGAATTAAATTTAGATGTTCAATCAAAAGTAAACAAGAAGGATAAATAAACATGAATGAAGAATGGGTTGACTTTTTAATTGAAAAACTTGCCGAACACGAAGGCACGGAAGGTAGAAAAGTCGCTATAGAAGGTGGAGGAGGAACTAGAGGTTATGGTATTACACAAATAGCTGATGGTCTAAAAAACTTTTTAAGTTTTAATAACTTAAATGCTGACGAAATGTCAGACAAAGATTTAGCTAGACAAATTGTTCTTTACAATGCTGAACAAATGAAAAAAGACATAGGTGAAGAAACTTGGAATAGTCTTCCGAACTCTATGAAAATGATAGCTTCTGACCAATATTATAATGCAGGAAAATTATTTCCAGGTTTTAAAAGAGATTTAGTTAATGGAGATTATGAAGCAGCATTAAAAAATACTTTAGATATAGTTTTAGCTAATGACCCTAAAACAGGACAAAAAGGTATTTTAAATGGTTTAATTAATAGAAGAATAGATTGGTATAATATTGCAGCTCAAGAATTAGGAATTAATACAATAAATAATTTTAATGTAAATGATTCCGTTGTTGAAGGAAAACAAACAGCAATAAATTATAATTATTCGGATGGAAGTTCTTTTGTTATTGACAGTGCTTCTAATATGCACAGCGCATCGCTAAAAAAAACTGACACAAGTCTAATTGATAATCAGTTAAAAGCAGACGCTTTAAAAATGGATGGCACAATTCCAGAAATTATGCTTAATCCATACATAGATGATGAAGCTAAAACAGAAATTGTTGCAAACGAAGTAGACAATGCTTTAGGTGCAGAAACGTTTGACGCTATTACGGACACAGTTAGTAATGTAGCAAACAGTGTAACTGAATATGTATTGCCTTCTACTAGGTCAGAAGAAGAAAAACAAAATGAAAGTATCGTTGCAAAAGATTTTATCGACTCATTAGAAGCCCCACAAATGTGGGATATAGATTATACACGTCCCTATGACAAAGAAGATTTACTTTATTTAGAACAAAAACAAGAAACAACTGCTAAAGAATTAGAAAACAAATACACCTGGTTAGAAGAACAAGGTGCAGCCTATCAACAAGAATGGATGGGAACAAATTTATGGGAACAGTTTAGTATTGAAAAATTAAAACCAGACCCAGACTTTGTTTTAACTCAAGAAAATTTAGATAGATACACTGAAGGTTTACCAGATAATTTTAGAGAAGAATTTGCTTATGCACACAGTGAAGCACACGCAATGCAAATTAGGTCTCAGCTTTTAGAACATTTAGAAATGGAAGAAAGAATTTATTCTGATGGTCAATTCTCTGGAACAATGAAAAGATTATTGGCTGCGTTTACAGACCCAATGGCTTATGCAGCAATCATAGGTTCAGAAGGTTTATTAGCGCCAGTAGTAGTTTTACAAAAAATGGGAAGAGTTGGTCGAATATTAAAAAGAGGTATAGCCGGTGGAGCTTCGTTTGGAGTTATTGAAGGTTATCTAGCTTCTCAAAGACCAGACTTAGATGTTGATGATGTTATGCACGGTATACTTACTGGTGCATTTTTAGGTGGTTTATTTGGTATTAAAAAACCAAGAGTTAAATCAGATAGTTTTACTAAGATGTATAAAGATGGATTAGATGAACAAAATGCAAAATTAAATCCACCTGACCCTAAAAATCCAAATCCTTCAAAAGGAGGTACACCGTTAGTTACACCAGATAATCCTAATCCTGTAAAAGCAGATGGAACTAGAGTTTTTGATGATGTGTACAATGAAACTTATGACATGGCATTGGCTACAACTAAAAGAAAAGACGGTAGATTTGAAATAGCATTAAACAGAACAAACAACGGAGATGATGAAGTAATTATGCAAGTTAATAAAGACGGAACAGTCGAAGTAAGGAAATGTAAATAATGGGAAAAAAAGTATGTAACTGGAATGAAGCTACTGACTCAATAACATTTGAAGATATAAATACTGCAAATGAATATGTCAGAGGTAAAATGTTTGAATTTAATATTTTACGAGACGCTGATTTAACACCTGAATCTTTTGCAAGAATGATAAAATTTGATTTTCATGCTGCCATGGCTTCAACCATGAGTAACAAAATGAGAAAAATGGGAAATCTATTAGTTAGAGACGCTACACCTAAAAAAGGTGACATTGCTTACACAAGAGAAACTACAGTCTCAGAAGTTAAAGACATGAATGTAGATAGACAAATTATGTTATATAATATTGCTCACACATCTTTAGGTAAACAATGGTTAATGGAACAAAAAAGTTTAGGACAATATAAAGGACTTTTTGGTGGACCAGGATTTAATAATTTAAGAGTTAGAAATGTTTTTAATGATTTAGTAGGTAGAAGAATTAGAGGTGAAACTATTGCATTAAATGAAATTGGATATGCTACAGAAAAAAGCAGAGAATTAATTCAAAAAATGGCTGACACACAAGCTAAAATGTTAAATGAACAATTACAAATGCTTAAAATAACTGGAGTCCAAGGTGCTGAAAATATTGCAGATAATCTTAATTATTTAAACAGAGTACACAGTCCAATTAAATACGATAAAATTTTATCAACACCAGGAGGAAAATCATATCTTACAAACTTTTTAGTTAAAGCTATGAATGACGCTGATGAGGTTATGCTTAAAGGAAGAAAACAAAAACCTTTAACTCAAGCACAAAAAGTTACTATTGCAGAAAATTTGATTGATATAGTAGGACGTTCAAGATTTTCTAGAGGTGGAGTTAATTTAGATTTTATTGTTACTTCTATGCAAAAAAGAGAAACATTAAGAAGTGCTTTAAGAGACCACACAAACATGAAGCCTGATGAAATTGATAATATGATTAATAAAATATTTAAAGTTAAACCAGGTCAAACTACAGAAGGTGGTGCGTCTTATTTAAAAAGAAGAATTAGATTTAATGAAGGTTTTACTGACGGTAAAACAAACTTTTCAGATTTATTAGAAAATAATGCTGAAGGATTATTTTTAAATTATACACATAGTGCAATGGGTGATGTAGCTTTAGCACACAAAGGAATTAAATCTCATGGCGATTTTGTAAGATTAAGAGATGAAATAGTAAAAGATTATGACACTAGTCAAATTAATAAACCTGGATGGAAAGGTAGATTGGCTAAGTGGAGAATGGAAAATGAATTAGACGCTTTAGATATGGCTTATGATTTTATTAAAGGTAGACCATTAGCACTTGACCCTGCAAGTCCAGGTGCAACAGCAGGTCGTTTTATTCGTAAATTAAATTATTCAAGGGTTATGAACCAAGTAGGTTCTGCCAATATGTCAGAGATGGGAAACCTTACTGGACTTGTTGGTTGGAAAGCTGCAATGGAAAATATTCCAGAATTAAGAAGAATGATGAAACGTTTAGAAAACGGTGAACGTTCAGATGAATTTATAAAAGAAATAGATGAAACTTTAGGTGGTGTAGGTAATCACTCAGTTATTCAACAAGTTACAAATAGATTAGATGACTTTGGAAGTGATATGGCACCGGACGCTGTAACTACAGCAGAAAATAGATTAGACCAATTAAACAGATTTACTAACACTTGGTCTGGACAATTTATGAGTACGTCTGCAATGCAAATTGTAACTGTTTCTCAAATGACACAAAACTTTGCAAAACACGCAATGGGAAAAGGTGTTGTACCTTTTAGTAAAATGCGTTTTGGTAAAAATAGAATGTCAGACAAACAGATTGAAGCAAGAATGAATGACGCAGGAATTAGTCCTACAATGTTAAAGAAAATTTTAAACGAATTTAAAACTCATACAAAATTTGTAGATGGAGAATTAGGTACAAAAATAGCAAGAACAAATTTCGATAAATGGGCTAGTGAAACTAGAGCAACATATATTATGGCTATGAGAAGAATTGCTCATAGAGTTGTACAACAAGCTGATATAGGTGAAAGAGCATACTTTGGATATTTAAAATCTATTGGAATGAATGCAGACGGACACTTAGGTCAAATAGCATATCAGTTTAGAAGTTTTATGTTTACATCTTGGGCTAAACAATTTTTGTATGGTTTAAAGATGAGAGACGCTATTGTGTTTGACCAATTTATGAACTCAATGTTATGGGGTGGAATGATGTTTGCAGCTCAAACTTCAGTTGTTGGATTAGCACACCCAAATCAAAAAGAATTTTATGATAGAAGATTAAATCCAGAAACAATTGCGAAGGCAGCATTTCAAAGAGCTGCGTTTGCTTCTATATTACCAATAGGTGCTAACACGGTTAATAGTATGTTTAGTGATAATCCTATATTTGGATATAGAACTAGTGGACTTGATACTAACATAATAACTGGAAACCCAACGTACTCTTTAATATTTCAAAAGTTTATACCAACTATGAAAGCAATATCGCAATCTACGTTTAATCCAGAAAGAACGTTCTCTCAAGCAGACGGACAGAAAGCTATAGGAATACTCCCTTATCAAAACTTATGGGGATTACAAAACTTTCTAAGAGCATTGACTAGTCATTTACCAGAGAACCGTCAAACAGACGCAAATTAAAACAATAAGTACCCATATTAGAAGAAGAAAAGGAGTGTATAAATGGCAAATTCATTTGTAAGATACACAGGAAATGGTTCAACCACACAATATGCAGTAAGTTTCTCATATCGTGACCAGGCTGACATTACTGTAACAATTAATGGTGTAGCTACAACTGCTTTCACTTATAACTCAGCAGGAACTCAAATCACATTTTCTTCACCACCGGCTAATTTAAGTGCTATTGAAATACGAAGAACTACAAGTCAAACTTCAAGATTAGTTGATTATGCGGCAGGTTCAGTTCTAACTGAAAACGATTTAGATACTGACTCAAATCAAGCTTTCTTTATGTCACAAGAAGCTATTGATGACGCAGGCGATGTAATCAAACTAAACGCAGCAAATTTTCAATGGGATGTACAAAATAAAAGACTTACTAATGTTGCAGACCCAGTAGACAATACTGATGGCGTTAACAAACAATTTATTTCAAGCAACTTACCAAACATTACGACAGTAGCAGGTATATCTGGAAACGTTACTACTGTTGCAGGAATTTCGGCTAATGTTACTTCAGTAGCAACTAATTCTGCAAACATTAATACAGTAGCAACTAACATAGCTAATGTTAATACAGTGGCTTCAGATATTGCTAAAGTAATTGTAGTAGCTAATGATTTAAACGAAACAGTTTCAGAAATAGAAACTGCGGCGTTAGACTTACAAGAAACAACTTCAGAAATAGACACAGTTTCAAACAATATTGCTAACGTAAATACTGTTGGTACTAATATATCAAATGTTAATACTGTAGCAGGAATATCATCAAATGTAACTACTGTTGCAGGAGATAGTGCTGACATTCAAACTTTAGCGGCTATAACAAATTTAGGAACACTAGCTTCCAATGCTACAAATATTAACACTGTTGCTACAAATATTGCTAATGTAAATACAGTTGCAGGAAATAATACAAATATAAATACTGTAGCTGCAAACAATACAAATATTTCAACAGTTGCAAATGCAAATTCTAACATTACAACTTTAGCACCAATTTCAGCAAACATTACGACAGTTGCAGGAATATCTTCGGATGTTACTTCAGTTGCTAACAACAACGCTAATGTAACGACTGTAGCAGGCTCAATAACAAACGTAAATAATGTTGGTGGTTCTATTGCAAACGTTAATAGTGTTGCTTCAAATTTATCTGGAGTAAACTCTTTTGCAGAAAGATACAGAATTGCAAGTTCAGCGCCCTCATCAAATAATGATGTTGGAGATTTATATTTCGATTCTACGGCAAATGAACTTAAAGTTTACAAAAGTTCTGGGTGGGCTGCGGCAGGTAGCACAGTCAATGGCACAGCAAACAGGTTTGAGTACACTGCAACAGCAGGTCAAACCACATTTACTGGTGCAGATACAAATTCAAAAACTTTGGCGTATGACGCAGGGTTTATAGATTGTTATTTGAATGGTGTAAAATTAGCAAATGCTGACTTTACTGCAACTTCAGGTACAAGTGTAGTATTAGCAAGTGGTGCAAGTGTTAATGATATTTTAATGGTTGTTGCTTACGGCACATTCCAATTAGCTAACATATCAATTAAAGATTTAACAGATACACCTTCAGGATTTGGTACAGCAGGACAAGCTCTTGTTATGAACAGTTCAGCAAATGGATTAGAATTTTCTAATGCTTCTTCAGCAGAAGTTTATGGTTTTGAAAAATATTACAATCCATCTACTTTAGTTAAAACAGTAACAGATAGTGGTGGTAAATATTATATAGATGGTGTTCAACAAGATACTTTAGAATTATACGAAGGTAATACTTACATATTTAATCACCCTGCATCACACCCATTTAGATTTTCTACAGATAGTAATAACTCAAATGCTTACACTACAGGTGTTACTGTAAATTCTTCAACACAAGTTACAATCGTTGTAGCTAGTGATACACCTACACTTTATTATTATTGTTCGTCTCACTCAAATATGGGTGGACAAGCAAACACACCAACACCTGCAAATAATGCAGTTAGATATATTACGACCAATCAAGGTCAAGATAACATCACCGAAAGTCAATATGCCAACTTTGATGATGTTTTATTTAGTGCTTCAGGCTTTGTCTTTAGCATTAATACAAATGGCAATTTAATATCAACAATATAAGGAAACAAATATGGCAACAATCAATCTGGGTGCTATCAAATTTAACTGGAAGGGTGCTTACAATAGTAGCACAACCTACGCTGTTGATGATGTAGTTTCATCAGGTGGAAATAGTTATGTTTGTATTCAAGCCCATTCAAATCAAGCAGTAGGCAACGCAACAGCTTACTGGAATATAATGAGTTCAAAAGGTACTGACGCAGACTTACTAAACATTTCAAGTACAGCACAAGGCGACATCTACTATAACAATGGTAGTGCAATCGCTAGACTTGGTGCAGGAACAAGTGGTCAAGTTTTACAAACTGGTGGCTCTGGTGCTAATCCTAGTTGGACTACAGTTTCAACAGAAGTTGTTAATACAACAATGAACGCATTTCAAGACGCAGTTAATGCAGGAGATAGAAGAAGAAATCCTTATATTTGGACAAGATATAATACTGCTGTTACAGTTACAGATGCAAATAATTATTTCTTATGGGAAGTAAATGGATATACTAATCACGACAACCACCCTGCAGGTTCAGTAGAGGTTCAAGAAGATAGTGGTTCTTTTGTAAATGCTTATAACAAAAGCACATTAACTGGTACTGCAATAGTTCAAGCTAATGGACAAAGTTCGTGGGGAAGTAATGACCATTTATCAAGATACCCACACATGAGATTTGATACAGCAGTTAATACAAATAATAATTATGCTCAACCATCTTCTGCTCAAGGTATTTATAAACCAACTGGAACACCAACTACTCTAAATTTTAGAGTTAGCTTTTGGTCAGAAAATAGTACAAGCAATTTAATAATTGGTGCTAATCCAAGTGGGGGTAGTTCACATGGTTGTGCACCTATATCTTACCTTAAAATAACAGAAATAAAAGCATAGGAGTAAATTATGGCAACACAAAGTAATATACAAAAAGCAATAAACTTATTAGCAAAAGAACAAGATAGCGAAATAAGATGGTCGTTTTCTCATATTATTACTAATCAAACTGATTTAGATAATATTGATGTTGAAGATGATAAAGCATTTACTTTTACTTTTGCAGATGTTGAAACAAAAGCAGATGAATTAGATACTGCTGATGACGCAAAAGTAGATTTAAAAGCTAGTGCTAAAGCAAAGTTAATTGCAGGTGAAGCATTAACTGAAGATGAAGCTAACACAATAGTTCTTTAATAAATAATTAAAATCGTAGGAGAAAACTAAAATGACAAAAGCTAGAGATATAGCTGACTTTAAATTTGAAGATATAGTAGATACTGGTACTGAGGGTACTAAAGTAGCTTCAGGTACTACAGCACAGCGTGGCTCTACTACAGGTCAATGGCGATATAATACTACTACAGGATTTTTTGAAGGAAGAAATGCTAGTGGTACTTTTTCAACTTTAGAACCTACACCTACAATTATTTCTACAGATGTTACAGAAATAGCTACTGCAACTGGTGGTAATGTTACTATTAGAGTGACAGGAACAAACTTTACTTCTGGTGGCACAATTAAATTTGTTGCCAATGACAGTTCTGAAATAACTGCTTCTACTTCAACATTTGTAAATACTTCAAACTATGATGCAGTTATAGCAAGAAGTTCTTTTCAAAATTCTAAAGAACCTTATGATGTAAAATATATCTCACAAAGTGGATTATCAGCAGTATTAGAAGATAACATTAATGTAGACAATGCACCAAGTTGGAGTACATCAGCAGGAACAGTAGCAACTATTTCAGACCAAGCTACAGGCACACACGCAACACTTTCTGCAACAGACGCAGATGGTGATACAGTTTCTTATTCTGAAACTGGTGCAACAAATATTACAGGTGCAGGATTATCATTAAATAGTTCTTCAGGTGTAATATCTGGCAACCCAACAGATGTTTCAAATTCAACAACAGTTTCATTTACAGGTAGAGCAACAGCAGGTAGCAAAACAACTGATAGAGCATTTAATATAATTATAGACCCATACAGAGATGTTTATTTTGGAATACTAGGTGCAGGTGGTGGAGGTGCAGGTAGACAATCTTCATCATATCAAGGAAGTTTAAATGCTCAAGGTAGAGGTGGTGCAGGTTCATTCGTAGAAGCTGTTTACGCAATAAAATTAGGAACAACTATTTACACTTATGTTGGTCATTATGGTCAATCTGGTCAAAGTGGTTCTTCTGGTGGTGCTGTCAATGCCTATGGTGGTAATGGTAGAGGTGGTGGTAGTAATGACACCTCTGGAGAAGGTGGAGATTTTTCTGGAATATTTACAGCTAACGCAGTCACACAAACTAACGCATTAATAATTGCAGGTGGTGGTGGTGGAGGTGCAGGTAGACCACATGGTTCAGGTGGAAATCAGGATGCTATGCAGAATGGTGGTGGACAAATTGAAAATTCCTCTACTGGCGAAGGCAACGATGGTACTAGAGGTAATAACACACCAACTCACTCACATGGTGGTGACAGAGGTGGTCAAGGTGGTCAACAAAATGGTGGTGGTGTTGCAGGTACAGCAGATTCAAGTTCAAATAATAACGGACAAGCAGGTTCAGCATTACAAGGTGGTAATGGTTCAAGTTGTAGCAATTGGGGTAATGGCGGCGGCGGAGGAGGAGGTTTCTTCGGTGGCGGCGGCGGTCAAGATGATGGTGATAACTGGGGTGGCGGCGGCGGAGGCGCAGGTTCATCTTTTGTAAGAGGTGGTATTACTAACTATAGTACGTCTGCTTTTAATTCAGTTACAGCAACAGGAATTACTTATCAATCACACACATTTAGAACAGCAGTATGGGGTTATGATGGTGGTACTACTAATAATAGTGTAGACGCAAATGTTATGTATACTACATACAACTTTAGTTCTTTTGGTTCTGGTAATGGAACAAATGGATTAGGTGGTAGAGAAAACTCATCATATCCTGCGGCGGGTCAAGATGGTGGGCATGGTTTAGTATTTTATAGAGTAGGTAATTCTGGTTCTTACACTAGATTAACTTCTACAAATACAAGTGGAAACTTAACAAGTTTAACTATTTCATAATGCCTAGAAAAAAGATTACACCAAAAGAATTTAGCGAAATCGCTACTGGGGTTAGACTTTCATCACATGAAAAACTTTGTGCTGAACGAATGAATAACATTCTTAAAAGCATAGATGAAATGAAAAGAGAAATTAAGTCGTTAAGACAAGATGTTTCTATGGGTAAGGGTGGACTTAAAGTTATCCTTGCTATTGGAACATTAATTGTTGGAATTATAGGTTTCTTTCAGTTTAAATGAAATATCTATTAGTGCTGTATATGTGCAGCATGAATACTGGACAATGTCCTTCTCATACATACGCAGGTTATCAATTTAATAATCATTATGATTGCGTCATGAATGGATATGCAGTTGCTCAAACTACATTTAAACAATTAGAAGAAAATTTAGAATGGGACAAAGAATATATTAACGAAAACAAAATAGTTATTAAATTTGAATGTCGTGCAATTAAAGTGGAGAATATATAATGGGATTACCAATATTAAAATTATTAACGTTTGGTGCTAAAACAGCAGTAAACATTTATCAAACAAAAAAAGAAACAAAGCAACTCGAAGCAGTAGCAGAGAGAAACCATGTAGAAAGGATGGTCAAAGGTGAAGTCGAATATAAGAAAGCTGTTATCGCTAGTAATGATAATGGTTGGAAAGATGAATTCGTCTTGGTTCTTATATCCATTCCTATTATTCTATTGGCTTACTCTGTTTTCTCTGACGACCCTAACATACGTGCTAAACTAGATATTTTCTTTGAGTATTTTTCTAATATGCCTTTTTGGTATCAGGGATTATTCATAGGAGTAGTTGGCTCAATTTATGGTCTTAAAGGTGTTGACTTAATGAAAAGGAAATAATGAAAATTTCAGAAAACACATCAGTTGCTATGCCAATTAAAAACATGATTGGTATTGTTATAGCAGTAGCAATGGGTGTATTTGGATATACAGAAGTTACAGCAAGATTAACAAGTTTAGAAACTTCAAGAGAACTATTTGAAAACGATTTGTTAAAAAAATCTGAGCAAGTTCCTACGGACCAGGAACAACATTTTTTAATTGAGGATTTATATAAGTCCGTAGAAAAAATGGAAGAAACTCAAGAAATGAACATGACTAATAAAGTCAACATAGAATTTTTAAGAGAACAGTTAGATAAAGCACTAGCTGATATAGAAGAATTAAAAGATAAAGTAAGAAGAAACGGTAACGGAGGACATTAATGACAGAGTTGGTAATAGCTTTACTTATGATAGTAAACGGAGAGATTAATGAAGCTAGAATACAAACGTCAATGTCAGAATGTTTAAAAGGAAAAAGAATTGCTATGCGTAGTAATACAGGAAATAATATTCAGTACCAGTGCATAAAGTCAATGGCTGAACTTGAGTCAAATATTGACGGCAGCAAATCAATTAAAAAATTAATTTTAGAATAAGGAGAACAAATGATAATATACGGAGAAACTTTTACACAATGGAAAAACCATTTTGTAACTTGGGCTAAAGATAACAAAAAGAAAGTCATAGCTTTTGTTATTTGGTCAGCAATATTACTAGCAATCTAATGTCTGACAAACCAAATTCGTTTGAAGCGAAAACTAAAGTTCTACCAAAACTTTTAGTAGACAAAGCATACGAGATGTTAACAAGTGGAGACAAGTTAACAGCTAGTGAATTAAAGGTTTGTTTAGATACTTGCAAAACTTATGGAGTAGAAGTAGATGAACAACCTAAGAATAGTATCACAGACGATTTACCATTTGACGAAAACTAACATACGATGGATAGGATTTATTCTAGCTGCAATGTCAGTAGGAATATTATCTAGTACAATATTACGATTACAATGGTTTGGATGGTTTATAGGCGCAATATCTTGCACTATATGGATTATGATATCCTATAAGGACCAGGACAAACCAAGAACTCTTATGGAGTGTATGTATTTAGGTCTATCCGTCTACGCTTGTTATAATTGGTTTAATTATGAATAGAAAAACACCAGAAATAGAGCCAAATGTAAAAAACTTTAAAAATTTTTTATATCTTGCTTGGCAACACTTAAATCTACCCAATCCAACACCTATACAATACGATATAGCAGATTATCTGCAAAATGGTTCTAAACGTATAGTAATAGAAGCTTTTAGAGGAGTAGGTAAATCTTGGATTACATCAGCTTTTGTATGTCATCAACTTTTACTTAACCCTCAAAGAAATATTCTAGTTGTATCTGCTAGTAAAAACAGAGCAGATGACTTTAGTACATTTACACAAAGACTTATAAGTGAAATGCCTTTGTTACACCACTTAAAACCTAGGGATGACCAACGTCATTCTAAAGTTTCTTTTGATGTTGCACCGGCTAGAGCGTCACACGCACCTTCAGTAAAATCTTTAGGTGTTACATCGCAATTGACTGGTTCACGTGCCGATTTAATTATCGCAGATGACGTAGAGTCAGCTAATAACTCTCAAACACAATTAATGAGGGACAGGCTAGGTGAGACCGTAAAAGAATTTGACGCTATCATCAAACCTGAAGTAGGACGTATTGTATTCCTAGGTACACCTCAAACAGAAATGAGTTTGTATAATGACTTGGAAGAAAGAGGATTTCGAACAAGAGTATGGACGGCTTTATATCCTACACCAACGCAGCAGATTAATTTAGGTAGTAAACTAGCACCAACAATAACTGAAGCGTTAAAGAAAGATAAAAAGTTAGAAGGTAAACCTACAGACCCACAAAGATTTGATGAAGTAGACTTAATGGAACGTCAAGCTTCTTATGGTCGTAGTGGTTTTGCATTACAGTTTATGTTAGATACAACTCTAAGTGATTTAGAGAAATATCCACTTAAACTAAACGACTTAATTGTCGTATCTGGTTTATCCACGTGGAAAGAAGCACCTGCAAAGATACAATGGGCTTCTTCTACAGACCAAATTAAGAATATAGACAGTGAGCTGCCTAATGTCGGACTTAAAGGTGACTATTACGTTGCACCTATGTATATGTCCGAAGAATATGCACCATTTGAAGGTTCAGTTATGGCAATTGACCCTGCAGGACGTGGTGCTGACAGAACAGGCTTTGCTGTAGTTAAAATGCTTCACGGTATTTTATACGTAACAGCTTGTGGTGGACTTATAGGTGGTTATAGTGACAGTACGCTTGAAGAGCTTAGTACAATAGCTAAACACCAAAAGGTTAACTATGTAGTAATTGAGTCTAACTTTGGTGATGGAATGGCAACAGCCCTTTTAAAGCCTATAATGGCTCGTATACACCCTTGTTCAATCGAGGAGGTAAGACACTCAAAACAGAAAGAATTACGTATTATAGACACTCTAGAGCCTGTTATGAACCAACATAGACTAGTTGTTAGCCAAGAGTTGATTAAGGATGACTTTAAGTTAGACCTAGACCACCAATTGTTTAAGCAAATGACTCGTATTACTAAAGACAAAGGTTCTATTAGACATGATGACCAATTGGACGCTTTATCTATTGCAGTTAATTACTGGGTAGAGAGAATGGACAGAGACCAGGAGTTATCGTTTAATGAGCATAAGAATGACTTGTTAAGACAAGATTTAGACAGATTTATGGAAAATGCAGTAGGTAGAAAGCCAAGTAACTCAAGGTGGTTTAATTAGTACCCCTATTAGAACTAGGGGGTAGAAAGTCACCTATATGTAACCTTAATGTTACCATAAAGTGTCTTTAGGTAGGTTAAATATGAAACCTTCCCACCCATTAACCATTATGAAAGGAAGTACATGACATTACCAGAGATAATACTATTAGGTTACATACCATTGCTAATCTTTAGGCTAATCCGTAAGATTTTGGTAAAAAAATCCGAGAGGGTATCACTATACTAGGGGTGCGAATTGTCCCCCATGGCACTTTTTGTTCTTGTTTTGTTCTCTTTCCAGGTCGTTGATTTCTATAGGGTTTTAAGGCTTTTTTATCGGTTGTTATAACCGTTGCTTAAAACATTTAGACAATCTTTAAGTTTTATTTTGGCTTTATCCTTCTAATG